GATACTGCGCCAGCTATCGAAGGTGTTCCCCACGATGCAGATAGATTTGTAGTCTCAGGTAATTGTACAGTACAAGTCACAGCAGAACTAGCAGATGCTACTAAGTCATTAGGAATTTCGTCCCAAACTGAGTAGATAGTAATGACTGAACCAGTGTCTCCGTTAGATTGTTGAGCACCATTAGATTTAACAATATATCTAATGAATGATGACAAATAACCAGAAGGACCCGAGTCTGCTAACTGTGTGAATGCTGTTGCATTCGATGTTGATAATCCAAAGTATCCTTTGTTTGCATCTACTGTAGGAGTGTTACCACCGCCACCGACTTTAGTAATACCTGAATAGTTAGTTGATGCAATTGAAATTGTACCTGAGTTAGGTGCAGACATAGTAACTGTTCCTGTGTCACTTGCTAAGTCTGAGAAAAGTAAGTTAATACCAGATCCAGATGGGTGTGAAGCAGTCATTTTGATTTGACCACCTGAGTTGAAGAACCACCTTGCGGCGTCGCCTGATGCAAACGTAATAGTATGAGTGAATGTAAGACCATTCTGCCATGAACTAGCACGTGTTGCTGTATCAGCAATAGTAGAACCCTGTGATGCGGCGTTTCTTCTATTATTATAAATTGTTGTTAAGTTTGTAGGGATAGCAGACAAATATGTAACCGTTCCACCGGCTGTCGGTGCAGTTACTGATGTAATTGATGACCCTTGATGTGTTGCGGCTGATGCTGTGTTAGTAACAAGAGAGTTCCATTGTCCTGTTGCTATGACAGTAGTTCCAGCACTTACTTGTGATACAGCACTTTGACCATATCCAGCAGTTGTTCCACCAGTTGACCAAGTTGTGTTTAGTTTGTTAGCGCCAGTTTCTACTGTGGCACCCACTAAGTTATTAAAGTCTGTTGCTTCGATTAAGCCGTTTTGTGCGTAACTCATGTTATAATCCCTAAATTATTTGATAGTAACAATGGCTTCTACTGTGCCAAAGTCAGTTGTTGTCTTGTCTTCTAATGCTCTGCCGATTACGTTGAATGCTGTTGCTTCACCTTCTTCAGCGGCACGTGCATGTCCTTCACCAGCACTTACTAGTCGTTGACCTTTACGTACTGTTCCTAATGTTTTTACTCGTACACGTCCTGTCATTGCAACTGCAGGGTGAGTGTCATTTGATCCTGCCCCGTTGTTCATTAAGAACGCCATGTTGTCTGAGACAACACCAAATACGTCTTCACTTAACTCATATTTAACAGCAGTGACTTCATGTTCGCCGCCTAATTCTACAACTGTTCCAGGAGTATATACATCATCTGCTGAGAATCGTTCAGCCAAATCCGCATATGTTGCTGATAAACGTGATCCAGTTGACAATGCCCAGTTACCTGTAATTGTTCCTGCTTGTATTAGCTCCAGTAGTTAATACTGTTGCTTGAGTTTGTGTTGTTAAAATGTTACCACCATATGTTGGTAGATAAGCGGCTACGTTTGAGTTACTGTATGTACCTGCAAATGAGATTGGATCTCCGTTTGCATACATATATTTGTCTGTTCTGATACCATATAAGTTACCAGAGTTATTAATAAAAATACCACCTGTATCTAATAAGATAGCAGAAGCATTTGCACCAGTGTTACCTGTAACAGACCAAACACCAGTTAAAGTACCGGGTGTCGTTGCTGAACCTGTTGTGATCGCTGTTGTTTGCAGTGTACCGATGTTAGCAGTTGTAATAGATGCATCTGCAATAGTAGCATTAGCAGAGATTGTTAAATAACCTGCTGTAAAATTATTTGCTGTTACATCATTAGTTGCTGTAAAATTGTTTGCTGTAGCATTGCCTGTAATATTAACTGAGCCAAACGTTGTGTTACCACCGGATGCTGTTGATGTTAATGATAACCATGCTAATGCATTTGTTTCGCCGTCTGTAGGACAAACTTTCAATGTTGTAGTTGATGTGTCGTACCAGATTTGCCCTCTGAGAGATTGTGCAGGTGGAGTGCTTGACGCAAAGTTCTCAGTTACATGGACAAAGTTTGTATCTAAAGATTGACCGTACCCCGCGTAGTTTCTACCGGGCAGACCTAATGAGGTACTGCTTGTATTAATAGTACCGTCAGCGATGGTCGTTAAGACTGTCCCATCACTTTTTACAATTGTATATGCCATTTTCTAATTCACTCCGTTAATATTATTTATCTTAAATGGTAACTAAATTAGTTAGAGATTGTATTCTAACCGTATAATCTATCTGTATTTGCCTATTCAAGGACTTTTGCACAGGGTGAAATATTACGTGAGTTAAAAGTCTTGTAATTACGTTTCCGTTTGCATCTGTGCCGTAGTTTGCTAATAACCCTAACTCATCAAAAATGTAGTTAGAATCTGTTTGTGTACTGTTATCAAACGCGGCTTGTCCTGCAGGCTCACCATAATCTAGTAAACATTGTACTAGAATATCAGTATACACACGGCCTGTAGTGTGAAATACTGTCATTTTGTTTCTTGTCGGGTCTAAGTTAAAAACACTGGTATCATCTACGATTTTTGCATATGTTTGATTATATAAAGCCGCATTCTGTCCTGTAGTATTAGGTGGTAAATATGTGATTACACCTGTTTCGTCAACTGATGCTCCACCATTACCGAATGCCATTTGATATATCTCGCCGTAGCCTCTACTAGATAGAGTATCTGCTATTGCTTCAGACATGTTTTCGTAATTGATTGCGTTCTTTGCTTCTTGTAAAACTTCGCCGGTGTTATAGTCTCTGATTGTCAGGAATCCTTCCATTTTCAGAATTTGTTGATCGCCAGACATTAACTATCTCCTCGCATCTGCACTAACACTTCTTTAGTATCAGGATCAGTTATTTTCAGACTAGATGAAAAGTAAATTCCGCTGTCTTCGTTAGGCTTAACTTCTTTAGGGTCTGAATTCTCTGATTTATTATTGTTCATCTCTTTATTTATCATTTAGGTTATATCCGTTTGTAGAAACTTTGCGGGAGTAGTATTGGAGATCTGTAATGGGTCTCCGATAGTCGTATTAAACACATAAGAGTTCCAAGATTGATCAATATATAAGTCACTAAGACGATTATTACTCAATAAACTAAACACTTCTGTAAACTTACTAATGTATTCTTGCACTCCTGTACCGTTTGCTCCTCGTTGTAATCCACCTACTGTGTTATTAGCAAAATCAATCGTAGTGAAAGTAATTTGCTCTCCGTTAATATACAATGTATTACCTTCTAATGATGTAATCTTCAGTGAATCTCCTGCTGAGATATAAGAACCATCTGTGATTTTTAATATCGGGGCAAGATTTTCAACATTAACAACATAAGTATCAGGATCTAATGTAATACCAGTAGTATTATTTAGAACAGTTACACCACTCAAAATGTTTTTATCTGAGGTCAATCCGATTGAGTAAATGTTATTGACCGGAGTCGGAGCAAGTACGTTCTGTACGATGTTATCTGTAACTCTTGTAACGTCTCCTACAGAAATATTTTGTGTTAGCGGGAAGATAGGTTGTGCTAACCATGTCCTTGCTTGTACATTTGCTCTATATACAGTTTGATTTGCATTTTGATCTACAAAGTTTAGATATATTTCTTCATTTGGTGTTGAGTTAGGTATCATATTAGTCATAATCACAACATCTCCTGGAGAGATTTCTGTTAATAGACTTACTTCATTGTCTGCATCAACTCGTAGTCTGTCAGTTGGTAGACGATAACCGTTTACAGTTACCCAAAGTCTTTCAACATTTGTTTGTTCCCATTGTGTTACATTCATAACACCTGTATCATCTGTTAGAGTTACTGCTGTACCTGCATTTCTAGTTAAGCCGATAGTAAATTGAGTACTATTTAAGACTTGTTTGATATAGTATGTTGTACCTTGTATCAATCCACCTAGTACTGCGGCTCCTGCAACTTGTCCTTGCTTTGTAAAGATAACTTCATTGTTAACAACAAGTTCAGATGTATCCTGACATGTAATTCTACTATTAGATGCTGTAGTCACAGTTGCTTGTGTAGTAACTAAGAAGAATGTTCCTTGTCTCCATACATAACCACCTGAGATGTATGTTGAAATACCAGTAACTGGATAATTCACTGCATCTAGTGCTGGATTATAAACTTGTGTATAGATTTCAAATCGATATTGATCGAATACTCTTACATAGTAAGAGTTGCCATTCAATTCAACTGATCCATAGATGCCATCTAGTCTTACTAATTGATCAGTTGCTAATGAGTGAGGAATACCTGTTGTAATTCTTGTAGTTGGGTTACCACCACATGTTGTGACTAGCAATCCTGTTGCGGTAGTCAATACAATCGTAGTTCCTAACTGATCTTTAATAGTTGCTTTGTTAGTTCCCGTATCGATACTTGCTACAAAGTAAACTTTACCTTGTTCTAGTCCACCGAAGTTAGTTCCTTGAAAGTAAATCTGTTGATCGATTGCAAAACCTGCTACTGTATCAAATGTAATTTCATTTGTACCTGTAGTTGTTGCAGTTGCTCTAGTAACTCTAAGCGGTTCTTCTTGTCCAGTCTCAATGTTTGTAATGTTTGCAACTGTAATAGCATTTGAACTACCTACCATTGATCCTGAATCAGTTGTAACAGTTACAGGTGCTCCGCCTACTTCTAACGAGATAGTAAACGTTGTTGAATTGATAATTTCTAAGATATAGTATGTTACACCTGCTGTAATTCCACCTATAGTTGGATTAGAGAAGACTATTGGCTCATCTACTGTTAAGACTGATGTGTCTGCACAAGTTAAAGTGTCTAATAACTCATCGTATGTAACGATAGTAGGCGTGTCTTGGTCATATGTCTCTACATTTGGAGTATCTTCATCGAAAGTACCTTCTAAGTGAGTTGTTGCAGTAACTGTAATAGTTGTAAACGAACTACCTGAAGTACCTGAGATACCATATTGTGTTGTTAAGTATTGTCTTTCAGTATTATTATAAGTTAAGACTGAAACTTTTGCACCAACAGCCGGTGGAGCAAAGAACAACACAGTATTCGCTCCGTCGTTTATTTGATATGATGTATTTGTTTGACGTAAGCCATTAACTTCTACAATTGCATTCTGTGCGTTTGCTCCACCATTGTAATTGCTCATAGCAAATGATGCTGTTGATCCGTCACCTATATATTCTTGTATTTCTGGAACAGAGTATCCATATTGTGAAGGATCAGCAGAGTCTCCGAATATTGAATAAACAATATAGTCTGTATTATTGACATAACCAGCTGGATTTGCTAATGTAAGTTTTGCTTGTATGCCGTTTGGCTGTATACCAATTGCATAATCATTTGTTACGTATGATGATATACCTGCCGCATCACTTAAAGTGATAACAGTTCCACCATCAGTTGCTGAAATAGTAAATTCATTATTGTCTACTATAGTTTTAATATAGTAAACAGTGTTTGGTGTAATGTCTGTCCCAAACATGTCTGCCGCAAATTGAATTTTGTTACCAGCAGATAATCCAACTGTAGTTCCTGTTGTGATCGCATTGTTTGATGCTTTAGTTCTGCTAATAGTATTTGTTTTACCTAATATTAGTCTACTACCGTTGTGATATAAAACTGGGTCAGTCCATACTGTTCCTGTTCCCGTTTGAATATTAACTAACATCGACCCTGTTGCATCAGTAACAGATTTGATTGGGCCCGCAAGTCCTGTGCTTGAGTCATAACTTTCTGATATAGTGATAGAATTTGTTGCTGTAGAGATAGACTTAACATAGTAAGTAGTGTCTTCTGCAATCCCACCAAATACAATTCCTTGAAATGAGATTGGATCATTTGCTGTAAAGTCTTTTACATTAACACAAACGATAGTATCGCCACTAGCAATAGTCTCTGTTGCTTCTACTTCTATAGAATGTGATCCAGTTCTGATTACTCCAGATCCTTGGAAGAATGTTGCACTATAATTACAATTTAAGTAAATGTCATCAAAGCCTGTTTTTGCTATCGGTCTGATAGGATCAGTATCGGTGCAACCTTTAACTAGTTGATTACCATTGCCTACTTCATATACATCAATACGTAATGATTGCTTAGGTGCAAACACTAGTGGTGTATTCAAAGTAATTACTTTTGTTATCCAGTTAACAGAATAAGCACCTTTTTCTAATCCAGTACCTAAACCAGTTGTTGCATCAATAGTCTGTAATGTTATGTCTAATGGGTATTGAGCATATTGATCGAAACTATAATCTACTTGGAACTCAGTTGTAGGTGCAACTACTTTAGATACAACATTAAATCCTGTATGAGAATATTCAGTTACGTCCCAAACTGTTCCTGGACGTGACACTATTGTCATGTTTAATGTATCTTTGACTAAGCCCGGGACTAATTCTTCTGGTCCGTAACCATCTGCAAAATCTGATCCCTTAACATCATAGACTGGTTTCTCTACTGTGAACACGCCTGTTGCTGTCCATGTGACACCTGAGTCTGTTGATTGTAAGATAACGTTATTGTCACCAACAACTACAAACGTATCTGTTTCAGTTGCATATGTGATACCGTTTAAGTCTTGTGTTGTACCTGATGTTTGTGTTGTCCAACGTAGACCGTCTGTTGATGTTTGTATTCTACCGTTGTCTCCTACTGTCATCCAAATGCTATCAGCATAGATAACATCTCTAAGAGGTTGAGATGTTGCATCATATAATTCCATTCTACATTGAACTGGTATGACTGCATCTACTAATGTTACTTGTGATGTTAGTCCTGCATCAGTAAAGATTTCTACTTGAGTAACACTTATAACATCTACGTAATAAGTTGTGCCTGCTGTTAGGCCGCCGAATGTGTTTGTAAATCTGATTGGATCTGCATCTACAAATCCTGCTGTACTTGAAACATTCAATTGATTAGAAGATTGGTTTACAGAAACAACAGATACTTCATTTATACCTGTCCAGTTACCACCGTTGTTTGTTTGATATTTAATATCATTTTCACCGACTGCTATAGCAATTGTTCCGTTACTCACTACACCATATAATCCATATGGAGTAAGTTCAGGTCCGTCTTGCCAAAACTCTCCAGTTGGTTCAAATGAATATGCAATAATGTTAGTGTCTACTAATTCTGTTACACCAGTTGAGTAATCATATTTTTTACCTTTACCAACTGCAATGAAGCCACCAAAGCCTGATGTGTCGATTGAGTTAACTCCGTATAGAACTACTCCGAATACTGTATCGTAAGTTTTTCTATTCAACCATAAATATGTGTTATCACTATTAACAATTCCTTTACCAACTGCTACATAATAATTATTTCTATATGCTACGCTGTTTAGTTCTATTGCAGGAATAGTTAATGCTGTAGAGTTAGTTGTCCATACAATGCCATCGGCACTTCTATAGATTGGAGTCGCTGTGTTCGTAGTAGTCATTACATATAGACCACCACCATACACTACATCAGTTGCTCCAACAATTTTATTTGAAATTTTCTTTGTTGACCAACTCTGTCCTTCAATAGATGATATAACACCTGTATATTGATCAAAGTTTGCCGATGCTAAGTATTTTGTTCCGTTCCAAGATACACCAGTAATTGATACTCCTGTTGGGTAGAAAGGCTCATCTTTTAATACTGTGTCAACAGTAAATTGATCTTCGGGGGCAAATGCATTACCTAAGTAAACTGCATTTGGATATGACGTACCAGAGAACAATTGATCTAAATCTACGCCCGGCATATTGATGCTAGGCTGATAATATCCTTCTGCTCTATCGAGTGCGTTTAACACTCTGTTATCTGATCTCAACTCTTCCCACTTACCAATGATGAAGTCTTCATCGTTGTTAGAAATAACACAACGATAAACTCTGTCTAAGTATTTGATAATAGACTGATTGAAGTAGAATGGTTCTGGTAAGAATGCATAACTACCTGCTTTAGATAATGTAAGTCCTGTGAGTGATACTGTAGTAACTACGTTGACAACACTACCACCTGGGTTTGTTGAAATTGTAATTGAGTTAGCACCTGTATCGATTGTTTTAATATAGTAAGATGTTGATATTACTGCATCGATTGTACTATTAGGGATTGTTCCTTCAAATATAACTTCATCATTTAATGAGAAGCCAGTAACACTTGTTAGTGTAATTGAATCTGTTCCTGATACACATCCTGTAACATTAGTTGTTGTAAATCCACCAAAGTCAAATCCTATGCCACTAACTGGTACAGTCATTCGTGCATCTGAATAAACTTTTAATGTATTCTGTCCAGTAACTTTTAAGTAATAGGTATTTGTAAGATCATTGGGCTCTCCTGAGACAATCAAACTTGTGATTGCTCCGTTTGCATCAACTGCATCAACTTCTAATCTTACATCATTTGGGGTCGTTGTGCCACCGACTTCATTACCTGAAATAGTAATGACGTTTGTGATCGCATACCCTTCGCCTGCAGTAGACAAGATTGCTCTGTAACCACCTAACTTATATCCTATATCAAAGATAGCATTAACAGTTGGTGACTGTGTTAAACTAAATGCAGTGTTTGTATCTGCAAGTGTAACATCTTGTGTTCCACCTTTAGTTGTTGACAATCTGATCCAAGGGTTACCAGTACCTACCATCGGACCGTTGTCTGTTGCTAGTACAAATGTTGCTCCACCGGATACTTCTGCAAGTGTAAATGTTGTTCCTGAATCAATAGTTTTAATATAGTATTCTGTTCCGACAACAATATTACCTAGTCCAACACCAGTAAATGTAATTGGCATGTTCACCCAAAGTGATGAAGTGTCGATACAAGTAACTCTGTTTGTTGAAGCGGACGTTGAACTACAATCTACTTTAATGTAAGTAGACTTGTCTCCGTTCACTGAGAAGTCAAATATAAAGTAAGTTACGCCAGTAGATATCCCTGCACCACTTGGTACTGAGTTAAACTGAATCGGCATATCTTTATAGAAATTAAATGTTCCTCTGTCTTGGTCACTTAATGCAATTCTATTGTTTGTTGCTTCTGCGGCATCTCCTGCAATTGTTGCATAGCCTACTCTGTCAAGTGTCTTTGACAATACTCCAGATGTAATATCTGTGTAGTATGCTGATGTATTATACATCGTAAACTTCTGTCCGTCAACCTGTCCAGGTGATACGGGCAATGACACATGCATTAACATTGATCCAGTGCCAGTAGTTAAGTCTACTGTGTCTTTCTGATTAGTTACTAAGGCTGATCCTGTTGTTACTGTAGACAATGCTAATGGAGAAACGTTTACATTTACTGCAATTTTTAATTCAGTCAATGACACAATTTCATTTACATAATATACTGTGCCTGAAGCAATGCCACCGTAAGATGTAAGTGTGTTGCCACTTGCATCAACCATAGTATTGAATATAACAGAGTCATTTACTGAGAATCCTGTAGTCTCTGCAACAGTTATAACGTTTGTACCAGTTGTTGTAGCACTCACTGTAGTTGTCAGAGGCGTTGCTGTGGTGCCTATTGTAATTGTTTTATTGTCTACGACAGTTGTTACATAGTAAACGTCATTTTCTTCTATGCCACCAATCATTGTGCCTGTAAAGAACAATGGGATACCCATATAGAATCCATCTGTTCCACCTGTGCCTATTACACTTTGTGGAATTGTAATTTTGTTAGTAACTGCTTCAGTTGCCGTTGCAGTTAATAATCCCGGGTAATTAAGAGTTAATACAGCAGTGTCTGTTACTTCGCCTGCATATGCAAACATGCCTGCTGTTCCTGATGATGCAGTTGTTAATGATTTAATTGCTCCACCTGAAGTCTCACTAATTGTAAAGTCAGTTACAGTGAGAATAGAGTTGACATAATAAACTGTTTCGTTTATAATGCCACCGATCACTGCTCCAGTAAATTTAATTGGCATGCCGACTGTAAAACCTATAGTTGAACCAGATGAGTTTAACTCACCAGTTGCATTATCATATGGATTTAATCGAACTTTGTTTCCGGTTGCAACAGTGTTTGTTACTGTACGTTTGAATTCTGTGTATAAAACTTCATTATCATTAGTAACACTAGATATTTCAAATATTGCCCCTTGTGCTGATGCTGAAATATCTGCTATCGGGGGTTGAGTTGCTTGTAAAGAAATAGATGAACTTGAAATGTTCTCACTATTAAAATAACTACCTGCAAAGAATGAACCGTAGAAAACATTTGCTTCCCAATCTAAGACTTGACTCGTATATGAGGTTCTATCAAAACGCATTGAGATTTCATTTTCTCTTGTAGGTCTTGAACTTGAAATAGCAGATGCTTTAGCACCTACGTTTAATGCAAAGTCTCCGTCAGTTGTTCCAGCAGTAAATTGAACTCTGTTTATTTGGTTAACTGCATCATCATAACTTGTATACAAAGCAATAACTGTAGTAGGAGTAGTTTCTAATACATTAATGTAATACCATTGATTATTAACAAGTCGAGTGACTTCTGCTCCAGATACAGCATCATCTTTATATTGTATTAAGTTACCAGTTGCTAGACTAGGAGCAAACAGTTTAATTGTATGCAATGTAGAATTTATATCTGCATTTGTAAAGAACAATTGTTCTGCTGGTGCAATTCTAATTTCTGGTAACACAGCATACCCTTCTCCGGGATTTATTACGTTCACACTAATTACACTATCAACACTCATCACTGCTTCAAGTTGTGCTTCAACTCTCGGTGCTGGGTATTTCGTTAAATCAATGTATGCTGTTATCTTGGGCGGCTCAATATAATTCTTTCCACCGTCAAGTATTACCACTGAAGGTAAATCTATAATAATTTGAGCACCTGGTAGATGCGTTGTTGGTTCTGTTCCGTTTAACCCTCGTTGTAGTCCACCTAGAATATTTAAAGCACGATCTACAAAAGAGTAACTTATAATTTCTTTACCAATTTGTATTGTGCCGTTAATTGGGAAGCCTGATGCATTGTCTACCATTGCAACAACTGAACCAATTGTAATGTATTCGTTTAATTCTGTAATTTGATAATCAGTCTGTCCAATAATTGACAAGCCGTAATTATTATACCAATTAGAATAAGGTGATGTTTGCCATAATGCGTTAGTTGGTAAATATTCTTCATCTGTATCTACATTTGCATATACTAATTGAGGAGAAATATAAGATTGAGTTGTTTCGTTCCATTCAGCAGGTAGATCAAAGTCAGTTATATTGCCTTGATATGTATCTATACCTGTATACTTAAACAAGAAGTCTTTAATAACTACGTGATAAGGTTTTGCTTCATTAATATATCCTGACAAGAACTCTTGGTTATCTTGTTGATAGTTCTGAATCGGTTTTAGTTCTCTAATAACGTGTGATACGTCCACTAATGATGTCTTGTTTAACCAAGGCAAGTAGTTTTGTGATTCATCTGTCTCACTTTGAATATATTCAAATAAGATAATCAAAGATGTGTTTCTAAATGCTACTAATTCATCAATGTAAATTTGTTCATTTAATGCACGAATGATCCAGCGTGTTTCTTCACTTGGGTATTCATCAAATGATGCAGTATCAAAGAAGTTGTCGCCGAAGCCTGTTTTGCCTGATGCATAATTCCAAAGATAAAGATTAAACTTGATTGTGCCGTTTTCTAAACCGATACGTGTCCAAACATCGTTGCCGTCATAACGATACATTTCCCATTTGCCGTCGCCGTTTGCTTCAACTGTAGCAATTGTTTTTGTTACTACATCGAGTTTAGCAAGGTCTGCATAAATTGCAACAGAAACTGTTGACTTAGTATTGTTATTATATTGGCCAGCAGGGTTAGTTGTCGGTAACCACCAGTTGACATACGACCAGTAATCTGATGTATCGTAATATGTTCCAGTTGCAAATAAGTATGTAGCATCCTGTCTAGTCTCTGCTATTGGATACTCTGCAAGAACTTTGTTTGCATATTCTAAATAGTTTTCTAATCCTAAGAATCTACTAAAGAAGAAACTCTGTCTTGGTCTAGCAAGTACGCCAGACTGAACTGCTTTTGGTAAATATGGATTAGGTACAACTTCGCCAACTTCATCGACACCTGACAATGAATCTAGTAGACGATCATAAAGACCTTCTGGTCTATTAGTTGAAGTTTGCGGACCGAACTTAGGTAGACCTGGTAAGAAGTCATCTGCTAGTCCGTCTTTAATTAAATTAAATTCTTGGTGAGAAGGATCGTCATTGTTACCTACTGCAAAGCCTATATGAAATACACTATCAGTAGTATTAATATATGATTGTGTGTTATATAATGCAAATGTATTTTGTAATAATGGTGCAAAGAACGCAACACCTGATCTACTAGGATTAGTAATATACTGTTGCAAGGTAGTATCACTTAATGTTTTATCTATTTCACTGTTGACAATATTAGTATCACGTACCCAGAAGTAGTAACAAGTTGTTACTGTATTAGATGCATTTAAATCTGCTTCAACACTATATTGTGTATTTGCTTTTGGTATACCCGGACCTTGATATTGTGCAGGTGTTACTGTTGACTTAACCCATGTATAACATGATACATTTGATCCAGGAAAGACTCTTCCCCAATGTCTAGCATTATACGTAACATCATTTTGATGATAGTTTAACCATCTAGTACGAGAAGTATCAAACCAAATCTTTCCAGTTTGCGGTGCTCCCCAAACAAGACCTGCATTTACTCCACCTATCTCACTATTATATGTTGCAGGATCTACACTATTAACATAGTCAATATTTTCTCTAACTGATCCTAATAGTTTTTCTTGCATTGGATCCATATAATCTAAATTGATTAATGTGTCATTAGTTTCCGCACTATAAATCTGCGAGTTTTGTATTCTATTAATATCTACGATTGCTGATGTTTGTCTATAAAGAGACCAATCTTTAGCAGTTCCAGAGTTCTGGAATAATGTAATTTGTCCTTCTAGGTTGCCATAACTTAAGTTAGGGGTACCAATAATAACTTGATTATTAGTAAAGTCTAATGCTGTTCCGTATTGTGGTTCAAAGCCATAGTTCTGATCTTGGCTATTTAAATTCTGTGCGTAAACAAACTTACCTGGATCAGCAATTGATCCATTGTAGTTTGCAAGATAGTCATACATGTAAACTGCGCCTGCACTATCCCATGTGTCAACAAAACGAGTTGCATTGTTGTCGAAAATTGTATCGTTATCTAAGTTCTCATCGTCAATAAAATCAAATGTAGTTCCTAAGAATCTTGTTGATACCGGAGCAGAGATTACTACTGAATCACTCTCATCAAATTTGATTGTGTTACCAAACAATGTTCTGCTTACGTTGTGAGGTGCAATGATTACTTGTGTCTTATCATAAATTGCAAAACCTAGTTCAGCAAATGCAGTAGTTGACGGTGCTTGTAACAATAGTTTTTCATTTACTAATGCTAGACTTGTATTGATAGTTGAAATAATTAGTTTACCATCAGCAGTTGCACTTGAAGTTACATTTGTAATACCATACTGATTAATTAAACTAGAACATTGACTTGCGTTTGATCCAGATGGCAACACTACAAGATAACCGTTAATTAATAATTTAGTTTCTGTAGTCAAAGCAGTTACGCCTGTACCGATTACTGTGCCGTACTTGCCGCCACCGTTTGTATATCTGTAAACTGATCCGTCTGTTTGTTTTGCCCCGTCAATTCTTATCTCGCCGGGTGCACCCATCAATATTTCACTACCATATGAAGTCATGTCAGTTGCGTAACCTAATTGTACTCCTACTCTGTCATCAGCATCAGGTATCATTGATTGTACCCATTGAATGTTACGAGAACTAACAGTAATAATATCGCCGGCTCTAATATCTCCAAAGTATCTAAAGTCTAGTTGTCCGCCACCAACTGCATAGTTGTTGTCATCAACAAATGTTCCGTTAACTTTAACTAGCAATGATTCAATTTGCGGGAAGATACTAAATGTAACACTAGGTTCGTCTATGAGTGTTATGACTGCATTAGTTGATCTACTCTCTTTAAGTGAGAATGTTTGTGCAGATACATACTGCATGTAGTAAACTTTGTTTGGTGTAATACCTGAGTTACCGAATGATCCACCTTCATTGAATGCTACAGATGTATTTGTAAATGTTGCATCTATTGCAGTACCTGTAAATGTAATTACGTTTGATGCTACCGCAGTTGCAGTTCTAGCAGAGAATACTGTGTCCCATGCTAGTGGATAATGTTGTGGTTGATTAGGAATTGCTGTATACTGTGATTCTATGTTTTGTACTAAACGTGAGTACACATAGTTTGTTCCCCATTTTTCTTTTGTAGTGGGAGATTTTGTATTTGGAGCACCTATTGATATAGTGTCTCCGTTACTATCGCAACTTACAGAGAAGCCAAAGTTGTCGCCTGCTACTGCACTTACTGGAGCGGCTGTACCTTCAATTTCTGCTAGTTCTACATAAGAGATTTGATCTGCTGTACCAGTGCCTGTTCCAACACCGGTTGCATTAAAGACAATGCCTACTTTATCATCTAGTGCACCGAGTGCTTTAAAGTCTGTTGTGCCTACGCTTGTAATTGTATATGTTTCACCAATTGTAAAGAAGCCTGCATTTAAAGGTATGTGTTGTCTATTGTAAACTTCTATTTGATTAGACAGTGGACTACCTGAATATATCCACTCTTGGTCATCACTTATTGCAAGACTTGTGCCTGCACCTTCTGGACCAGTAAATGTTTGCAACAATGTAATATCATCTGATAAAACAGTATCGTTTAATGTATAAATTCTAAGTGTTGATGATCCGAATGCACCTGTTGTAGTTGCTGGCTCACTGATTACAAATAGATTCTTAGAGTAAGCAATTGCTGTACCAAATGAGGTTCCACCAGTTAGAAGACTTCCAGTATCTTCGTCAAAGTTACCAGTCGTAGTATTATAACCATAACGATAAACTTTGCCTGCTGATGAATCACCTATTAGGTAACCCATTCTAGGAGTATATGCTACAGCACTACCGAATGTTTGTCCGTCAGCACGATTTAAATTCTTTGTTAAACTATAGTTGATTGACTTTTGATATACACCCCAGTTGCCATCACTTGCTTCGTCTACCCAAACTGTGTTCTTTGAGAACTCTGCTTCATTTAAGTCTAAGTCTGCAATGTCTGCTGGTTGTGCTACACGTTGATTAACAAATGTTAATCCTAAACCATTGCCATCTAATATAGTAGGCGGTTCTTCTAACGATAAGTTAATTGTAATTTCTGTTAGATTATTAACAGTTGTTACAAGATAATAACCGTCTACGTTAGGTGCAACATTTATAAATGATACTGGATCAAGTTTTGATAATCCGTGTCTTTCAGCAAATGTAATTGTAGTTGTGTTGTTTGTATTTGGTGTAACGTTTATTACTCTTCCGACAGGTTTGATTGAATAAACTCTCCATTGTTCTTTGAAGTTTGCTATCCACATGTAATCTCTTACATAAAAGTCTTGTATTGGTATTTGTTTTCCGTTACTGTTGACTGCTCGTAGTCCTAAATCATTATAGTAGTAAGCGGCCATCTTAACATCGTCATAGTTAACGTACCCTGCTGTTGGGTAAAGACTTAACGGATCTTCTTTCGTTAATGTAGATAAGATATTGGGTCCGTCTATAGGCCTTGCATAGTTAAATAAGTTGTGAACTGATACTTCTTGTTGAGCACCAAAAGTAGGGGTACCTTCTGTTAACGATACGATACCAGGATTGCCTGTCAGTTTTGCTTCATTAAGTTTAAAGTCTACAAAGTTACTGTTTAGTGTTCCACCGAACTCTCCGGAAAGAATAGCCCAGTTCTCATAAACATCATAATTAATTCCGCCAGTTGATAACGTAGTTCCTTTAAATGCAGATACTGCATTTGTTGTACCTTTTAATTTAATTAAGTTTTTATAAACATTAACTTGTGTAATGTCTGATAGATTTACACTAGAGAGATAATCTCTAGGTCTAAACCCAATTAGAGAGAATGATAATTGATCTGCATCCTTTTCTAAGTTTGCTGTGTTACTGTTGTAATACAGTGTGCTTTCATATGAACGTGTCGCAGAGTTAGGTAATAAGCCTTTTTGTATATCGTTGTAATCTGTTTCTACCCAATTAGTTTCTTCAAACTTAGCGGCTGATTCAATCGTTTTATTTGCTGTAAAAAATTTGTTTTTGTATTTGACTATCTCGCCTTTTGCATATTTATATGCAGGCTTCCATTCATAAACATTGTCTTGGTTAAGAATAAACCCAGAAGCATTGACAGTTCCGTTCCATTCAGCAGTCTTAGTACCTCGTAAGTAAATACGATTCTGTCTGAGACCTGTAATTAGGTTATAAATGACATCATTAAAGAGTGTGTTATTATCAAACACAACACCATGTTCAATATTGCTCAAATTAAATTGACCATATGCCATGACATCACCGGAGTTCAATGTTTTTACATGAAACTTAGTGTCTAATCTTTCTATTGCTAAATCTTTAATTGCAATAGGATATAAATTCTGATTCAATAAGAAGTTTTCTTGTTCGATTGTCAATGGCTGAACAATGTCACTTTCTTTTTGAATTTTAAAATCTTGTGCGGATGGATTAACTGTAATCAATGATCCAAGTTCCCAATTGAACTGTGACCAATACAAATATTCTTTGATCATTACATTCCAATTGAGTTCAATACCATTTTCGATATTATCGAACACCATACCTTTGCGTTCTAACCATGCACCGTAACTTGCTAAGAATTGTGAGAGTGCTTGATACGTATAAAACTGTGTACCGTAAGGAACAATCAATTCTTCTCGTTCAGTCGTAGAGTAATTATCTGCGACCTTAACTGTATAATCATCTACTTCAATTGATGTTGTTTTACCATTTGATATTGGAGTATCAGTTGTAAAATATGCTTGTGTTTGCGAGTTACCAAATACTTTCCAACCATTTGATACAACTTGAATTATAACACTTGAAAATTTTAATTGATCGTTAGGTTGATTGTCATGCAATAATACAGCATAACTTTCATCTGGTATTAAAAGTGATGAATTGTCAGAGTTAGGTGTTGCTTTCTCTACAAAGAATTTTAATAATGCCTTATCACTGAAGCCTGCAAGTCTATATACTAAACGTACATCTAAGTTATCTAATAAAGTTGTAATTTCTGTTGTTGCATCTACACCTTGTTGCTTTTCAAAATCAACGATCCAATTTATATAACTTGTTTTTGCTGTGCCATTACCATAGATTTGAATAGCACCAATATCTAAATGACTTCTATCATTTACTAGATATTGTTTGAATTCTGTGTTATACTTGTAATTGTCTAAGTCAGCACTTAAGTTAAAGAACTCTGCTGGTCTAGTCAATGCAAAGATTCGCATCAAGTCAAATGGGTAAGAAGAACTTCTTCTATATGAGAACTCTGCTGGTGCATCGTCTCCTACTTTCCAGTCACGTTTGAATGTGTTAGCATCATAGTTTCCTACGATTGCATCGAATGGAGATAAAAGATCACCATGATCATCAACTGGAAGAATTGTACTTAAGCCAGGACGTTTTAATTCGTCAACCGTAACACTAGTTGTTCCACCAGTGTTGTAAATGATACCTGCTTCTATGTCTGCCCACATGACACCATTTGAGTTTGTGTAAGGTGCGGCTCCATATTGAGCAGTCCACCAAGTTGGCATTTCAGAGAAGCCTAACATCTCCCATGGTGCAATGTTTGGCTGAGATGTACCGTAGAAGTATTCATATACTCCTCTCCAGTAACCCTGATCGATAACTGTATTTGTTAACTTGTTTGCTGATTGATAATAGTTATAACTAAACTTATCTGCTGATGTATAACCTGTTTGAGTTTTGTAATCAATTCTGTTTTGTCCGGCCCAGTTTAAAAATTGCGAGCCGTAAATTTTTAAGAAGTCAGCACTTGAGTATGTAGACTCTCTAAAGAATCCAGGTAATACTTCATAACGTTCAATAGGAACTACTGTACTTAATTTAATATTATTATAGATTCTAGTTTCAAATTCTAATAATGCTTGATCTCTAAAATCTGTTAGCCCTGTTGCTGGCGTATAGTTTAGTGTATAAAGAGATGTGTAAGAGCCGTCATGCCCTCTAAGCATATATGTAGGAACTGAATAGTTAGGATCTAATACAACTTCTGGTTTCCACTTTGGATATAGTCCTAACTTAGTAGGAGTATTCGGTACAAAGTTTCCATATGTCTGATTGTATTCTTTAATCGTAACTACATCACCTGCAATTAAATCTTTAGTTACTGTTAGTGAAGGTGCAGTTGTTGATACTATATAATCTACGTCTCTGATCAACTGTGTTGTCTTTGTTACACCACTAGTTGTACGAGTAAGATAAACAAGTACTCCTTTATAGTTTGCTGTTTTAAAGTTATACGTTTGTGTTAAAGGATAAATTGATTCTTGTAATGCATTAGCAAACGTATATGTATTTGTCTTGTATGGTGCTTGTGATGGTATCATATCAGACCAGAAGAATGAATCACCTTCTGATTTTGCTGACACCATAGTTTCTAATGCTGTATCTAAAATATAACTCGGGTTAAATCTTTGTGCCCAATCAGTATCATTGACAGTCTTAACAAGTTGCTGTTTATATTGCACATACTGACTTGAATTAAATTGTAATGCATCAAATAAATTGTGTTCTGATTTACGTAAGAATACACTCGGCAAAACAACTGGAGCAGAGTTTTGAATAATCTTTGTTCCGTATGGTACTAAGTTTCCTAAGTCTCTTAAATTGTTAATCCCGAATATCGTTCCAGCTGAGTTTGGGTTATTAACAAAGATGTCTTGGTATTGTGATCTAATGTCACCAATGTCTGCAATCTCTAAATCAGTATTGAACGGGTTGTTGCTTAAATTTATAGGTATGCTATAATAAGCAGTTTTAGATGTTTGTTTACTGAGTACTAATATCTGAATAGGTGTGTCTACTGTTGGTGCAGTATTCAATGTAATTTTTGTAGTCGTATCAGTTTCAGTAATTGTGTAAGTAGTTTCCAATTGATATATGTTATTAACATATACTTGAATTCTAGGCCATGAATCAACTGTAGTGTCTATTGGAAGAACTGCAACGTCACACGTGAATTCGGCTGTGGTCCCTTTAGTATATTCTAGTTCAAATATTTGATATTGAACTGAGGGGGCAACTGCTGTTTGCCAACCTAATTCACGTGTTTTCGTTGTACGTGTTGAATAATCAAACACATAACCTGTATTAACTTTTGAAGTGACCGGAGTTGTTCCAGTAACATATGAGAATGAGTCAACATTGAGAGAACAATCAAAACTAATATCACCTACGTTATCTACTGCTGAGTAACGTATTGGGAAACCTAACACTGCATCGTTTGCACCAGTGCCTCTGCCATAAGCAAATAGTTTATTTCCTAAGAAAGATGTGCCTTGATAGACTGTAGCATCTCCAAACGAGATTCCATTTTTATCATAGATGTCAAAATTAGGTGCTTGATTGACTGTCAGTTTTTGTTGTGCTTCGTCCCATACTGTTCCGTTGAACCAAAATGTAGAGCCTTGATAATTATATCCTCTAAGTGCTACTGTTTGATCATCTACTAGACAAGGTGAATCTTCTGATTCAGTTAGTGTGATGACTGGCGCTGATCCGAATGTAATCGTTGAGAAGCCTACAACATAAATTTTATTTTTAACTTCTGCATTTGTATCTGCTGTAAAGATGACTCTTGCACCAGAAAACAATTCGTAGTTATTAACTGTAGTGTCACTACCAACGATTGAAACATTTGTTTGTCCAACAACTGTAGAGTTAGCAAAAGAAACTGTTAAAACAGTATTGACTCCTGATACACTAACATCAGTAATTTGTGTGTTGTTCGGTAACGCAAAGTTAGAATCTGTAATGTACATGCCTGTAGCAAATGTATTATAGATGTCTGTTGTCGGAATAGTAATCGTTGTACTTGTTCCTGTTACACCTGTGATCGATGCTGTATAACTTGTATACGTTTCGATGTCAGGATAGTATTGTTTTTTATTTGCAACTTGCTCAAATGCATTTGTTGTTCTTGTGTCTATAAAGTCGACCGGTAATTTAGCAATTGTACCAGCATCAAATAGTTTTAAGTTTGGATAAAACTCAATGATAGGACGTTTTGCTTTGTTCTTACCTGTTGCATATGTAGTAACGATAGTTGGGTCATTGTTGTAATCAGCAGTTGCATTGATAACATCAACATGGAACCATCTGTTAGAACGTGACCATGAATTTCTATTGATAGAGTTTCTACCTATAGTAATATAATCTTGGTCTACGGGAATAAACAACTCTGTATCAAAGTTACCTATAGAATAATTTAATGTATCATAAGGTATATAATTTGTGCCAGTAAAATCTTCCGGGACAACTAAATCTGTTGTTGGAATCAAGTTAATAGATTCACCAACGCCTTGTACATAATATTCACCAGTCAAATAACTTGATGGTATAATGTCTCCGTTGAATTGTACTTTTAATCCGTTTGTAAATATGACACCATTTGTAGATGTAAATGTTTTTTGTCCTATAATATCTGTATCGACATTTACTGTGTTAGTTAAGTTACTTTCGATTAACTTAATACTACCCACTTTATTTGCATTTGTGCCGTCTTGGTAGTATAATGTATCTAATAGTGCTGACAGATAAGGTATTCTAAGTATCTCACCTGTTTGTGATCTGTAAAAGTCTAACCCAATATAAGTTGTACCAAATTCTATACTAATTTTTTCATCAGTTGGTATAACACCAGCTGGTATTAAACGAATAGTTGGGTTTGTTGAATCTCCAACATACGTAATTGTATAAAAGTTTTCATTAACGTTTGTGTAGAAGCCTTCTTCCCATAAGCCTTCGTTAATGTTTGCAACCATTGACCCTGTTTGAGGAGTCAACGCTAAAGTAGTACCATTTAATGTTGCTGAAATTGTAAATGAAGTTGAATCGATAATGTCTTTAACATAGTAAATTGTATCAACATCTAATCCACCTAATAACGGATCACTACTAGGCACTGCTGTAAATGTAACAGTTTGATTTTGTGTTAAATCTGCTGTTGTGCCAGATGATAATTTAAGTTGTGTTGCAGTTGTCTCATCAATTGCTAAAGTAACTGGAGCAACGATCTCAGGAGATGTTAAATTAACATCATAGTTTGCACCTGACTCATCAAAGAATGATTGAACAAAGCCTACTTCATTTGGCTCTGACGTTTGATAGAACATGACAGTCAAGCCTTCTAATGAAGTTACTCCGTCAATGTTTCCTACTTCACTTACTGTTAAGCCGTTTACTTCTGAAAATAGTTTTGTACTTACAACACCAACGTTGTTGCTTCCTGGAAATAAAAATTCGTTTTGTGCCTCTCTGCTAGGAACAGTAAATGTTACATAACCTGTGTTTGCACCGTTGTTGTTAACACCGAGAATTTGTCTAGTATCTTGTGCTCCTTCAAGGCCTGAGGTGCCGGGTACGCCTTGTATCCAAAACTGAGTTTTTTGGTTAACTGCAAATCTATATGAGCCACCACGTAACAAAGTAAGTGTAGGATTTAATGACCCTGATGCGGCACCTAATGCTTTAATACTATATGCGTTTGATGTGTCAGTTACGATATAATCAGATTCTGAAAATACTGTTGCTGATGCAATTGTGACTGCTGGAGGACCTTCTGGTATCCAATAGTATTGATTAAAGTTAATTAACTTATCTAAGTCTGTAAATGAATCCCAAGAATAAAACTCGCTTTTAAATAAACGAGAGTTGTCTAATGTTACACCCCCTTTAAGTTTAAGTGCATCGATTAGTTCAGGGTAAGATACGAAATCTTTGGCAGTCGATTGATTCTCATTTAAGAATGTAGTACCAGGTGATAATTGATAATCTGTTCGTGTTTTGTTTGGCTCTGTTACATAGTAATCTTTTGCATTGACACCGTAACCAAATTTACTACCAACATACCCTTGTAACGTTTGTGTACTGGGTTCGTTGACTAGCTGGTCTAGTGTTGCTCCTAAGAACTGTGCGTTGGTAGAGGTTTTAAATATCTCGGGTAAAAACTCTAGTGTTCTGATCTTTGCCATAGTTTGCTTTTAACCTTAAGACTGCATTGTTGCAGGAGTTAATGCGGGTACAATTACTATATCTTCTGTAACAGCCGCGTTTACAAATATTTCATAAGGTCTACATTTAATTTCATAAAGATCACCGAATAGTTTTTCTGGATCATCTGAAACAAGTATAACCGAACTCAGTAGTTCTCCTATTTGTTCATGTAGATACGCACTCAATTCTGAGAAGAAGAAAGTATCGCCGAAGTTCCAATTATTAATATCAAAATAACTATCCATCCCCGCTAACACAGAACTTCTGATTTCACTGTTAGATGCATTCGTTGACTGTGATTTTACTACTTTGATAGTTGCTCTCAATGATTGATCTGCTTTCGCACCGAACAAGGGTTTAAATGTAACACTATTTAATATGACTGAATCCGATAGCATTTTATAATCTTGTACCAATGGATATGATGTGTTTAGTTCATTTAGTGTTGGTTGATTTGGTTTAACAACAGTAGATGTAGTGTCTTTAACATAGTTATTATATGCTGTATAGTATGCTTGAGTAACTAAGTACAAATCAACAATGTTTGTAGTTGCTGGATCAATACGTGTTGTATTGTTAGCATTATGTCTATATTGATAGTCTATTCCTTGTCTACCCGATTTAACAGAGTAGTCTGTTTGTAGTGTTACAATATATGACGGAGTAGTTACTGTAGGATCTTGTACTGACTTATAAAATTTATTGTCAGTGTATGCATAAAACAATTGACCGACAGCAAATTCATATTTTACAATTTCAATTTGATTTTTAGTTCCGTATGTGTAAACAATATCACTACTAGGAACAATAAGTTGTCTTGTTAAGTTTACAGGGTCTGTAATCGTTCTAAAGAAAACATAGACTCCTATGTTTGCACCTGCATTGACATAACCAGTAATATCATTAAAGAAATCTGGGTCTAAAATTAATTGTCCGTTGTTAACATCAGTTGCGGCAATTTCTACTTGGAAGTCATTCACGTATCCATCACTTTCGACAGTCTGTCCTAGAATATTAACTTTTGTATCTTCTCCTAATGCCATTGCACTATTGAAGACTGTGTTAATACCTAATACATTAATAAAGTCTTGTATGATTTTACCAGTAAACGGATCGTATACTAATTCATTTTTATTAAAAGTAAAACGAGTATCAGCAACACTACCAAAGTAATATGTTAATGATCTATAAGTTATTGTATAACGATTGTTTCCTAAACTTGTAAATTTAACAAAGTAGTTTGCGTTTGATGCCGCGCCGATTGACCAACGTTCTTGGTTGATTAACAATGCATTGTTAAAGATTAAAGTAAAGTCTTGTTGCAATTCAATTTTAAGAATCGCTTGTTGTATAATTGTACTTGACAATGAATTATCAAAGACAGGTATAATTTCTGTAACAGTTACTCCGTTTGGTACATAGCCATTTAATGTAACTGGGCCTTGACCATTTGCAAACTTGCCTTCGCCGTTGTTGTTACCGTCGCCAACAACATTTAATACTGTTGACCATATATAATTCTTTTCTCCACCAGTCGGCACACCTGCAACTAAACGATTGTCTGCATCAAAGTAGTTACCATTAGGTGCAATAAATTTCAATAATGCTCCTGTTGTTGCATACTTTGCATTAGTAGTTGTAAAAGTTCCTAATGGCTGTGGCAGTTCTATTGCGCCAGACAATGAATAAAAATATCCTGTTTCACTTGATGAGTCTACAGAACTTGTTTTCCAATATAAAGTAGTGCCTCCACCTGTGCCTGGATATGCATAACGAGTATAGTTCTGAATATAGTATTGATTAGCACGATTTAATGCAAGAACTGATGCTAAGTCATCTGTAAAGAACTGAATGATGTCTGATGTATTATCTGCTTGTAGTGTTAAAAATCCATTAATAGATTCTTGGTACAATGCACCATCGTCTCCGAATGAGTTTGTACTTGAATACTTGCCAGTTGGGTCAAGTAAATCTAAATTCTTAGATACACCGATAGAACTTCTATTAATTGCTTTTGATTTAATAATAGAGTTATAAAGAGTATAAGGGAAATTTGTGTAATCTTCTCCGTTCACCATACGATTTTGTGTATAGTATCTTGTAGGTGCTCTTTGTTTAATTGCGGATAATGATTCTCTACCTTGTGCATTTGTTACTGTTACAGGTAATGCTAAGTTCATTGTCAGAGTTTCGTTTCTTCCTGTTCTACTTACATATGTTATAGAAACTGCAACGCCATTCATTTCAGAAGGGTCAATAGTATATGTTAATGCATTACTTGATCTTACATATGCTCTAAAGCTACCTATGGGCATCTCTGAGAACACACCGTCACCAAATACGTATGTGACTTGATCGTTTGCACGTGAGCCAACAGAGAAAATTTTCTTATTACTTGATTCTGTTTGTAAGTATGCATCTGCATAAACATTTTCTACTTGCTTCCATAGACCTGTAGTGTTGTCAAGGCTTGTTTGATATAGCCATGTGTCAGTCTGATTAACTCCTTCAATATCAATATTAATCGATTGATTTGAAATCTGTTGTTGAAAATTAAAGTTGTATGGCTGTAATGAACCTTGTTTAAAATAGAACATGAATCCTGTGTTAGGGCTTCCGAATCCTAACTTGTCATTTCTATATAACATGTTAAGTTGACCAGTCGGTGCAGGTGGAATCTCATATACATATTCTTGGTCAAGTGATGTTGCACTTACTAATTCAAAGTTCATTGATGTTCCGTCAACTATTGTAGTAAACGGTACAATTGGTAATGTGTTTGTGGGTGTTTGTATTCCATACTCACTTGTTGTTACACCTAAGATTTCAGAACTGTTTCCCGGTCTACCTATTTTTTGTGAATCAACCATAGCCGCATTGAATACTGTATTCATCTGATCTAACCAATTTTGATTAGAAGGATCATTCCAACTTATTGGAACGTTACTTAAGTTAACTCCATTTGCATCTGTTATGCTTTCAGATGTTCTTACTGTAGATACTTTTAAGTACCCTGATGCACATGTATTTCTTTTAGGAGTATAACTAACTAAGTCTGCAAGTTTAACTACTGAGTCTCTACGTTCGGCTGTGTCTATGAAATTTTCACGTGTGTTTAAATCGTTTCTAAAAGCAAGACCTTGACCCATAAAGGCCATAACATCGAGTAGAGCAATAAACTCTGAACTTTCAATGTAATCGTTGTAAGTCTCAGGATAATAGAGACGAAGGTAGTCGATAAAACTTTTTCTTAATGTCTCATAATCATAGGATCGAAAGTCAGCCTCACGAAAGGTTTCATAGATTGCTTTCCAATCATTGACTCCGAATAATCCTGATTGCCTTGAACTTGTCGCCATAGTAATTCCCTGTTTATTATATTTATCTTTATGGAAAACCGACGATTTTTAAGATATAGCGGCTGTGTTTGTTTGAGAATTAAAGAACAATGCTAGATCGCCTCCATTGTTGAAAGGGTTGATAGAGAGTTGAATTTCTACTAAAATACCGTTTTCTCTGGGGTATGCATGTACTGTATTAACTTGGATGCGTGGATCTAAAGCACATACTCGTCTAAGTTCGTCTTTCAATGCTGTTTGAACGTCTGCTGTATTAGGCTCAAAGATAAAATCCCATAAAGTTGTACCGTAACTAGGTTGCCCTACTTTTTCACCTTTACGAATATTAAGTGCATTGACTAAATCTTGTATAACGAGTTGTTCGTCTGTCAGTTTAAACTTTTTACCAAAGACTATAGGATTAGTAATTCCGTTTGCTTGTCCGTCTATTCCAGGTGGAGGATTAACTGTTCTAGCCTTATTAGCGTTAATTGTTGAGAATCCTACGTATGTTGACATAATACTATTTATACCCTACTTTAGTTTCCAAGTTCCTACCTGATCCCAATACCAATAGCCGCCACCGCCACCATAGCCGCCTTGTCCCATCTCATTTCCTGGATTAACATCACCGTAAAACTCGCCACTCTGTGCGGCACCACCGACCATACCGTCTGTAATACCTCCAGTAATTGCTTCTACTGTATTTTCTGGGACGTTTGCTCCTTCATCTACGATCTCATATATAGGCTCAATAAATGTTTTTGTAGTAGTTGCTATAATATCTGAATATGTATCTGAAGTATATTGGCCAGTAAAGTCATTTTGATTATACGGGTCAAGTCTGAAGTCATCTCCAGTTGGAGCAACATCATTTGATTCACTATTAATTGCTTGATTTTTAGTACTATCAGATGCACTTTGCAATACTTTTTCAATATCACTAAATGGGTCAGTTGCTGGGGAAGGTTGAGGAGGAGTAACAATGCTTCCTGCAATATTTTCTTTTGCAGATTCAACTTTATTAATCAATGATAACAATGCTGGGCTAGTTGCCGCTGATTGATACATTGATTCGGCAGCCGCTATTTCAGCAGAGCCTGCTGGGAAGTTTGATTGTGCCGCAAAGACTGCTCTTTGTTTCTCTGCAACATCTTTTTGCATTGCATTTAATTTTTTAATGTCTCCACTTAAATCTTTTCTTAGTTGCTGTAGTGCCATTACAGAAGACACTGCTCCTGCTGAAATTTCACCCAATAAGTTTGGTCTAGGTATAATTGGATTACCTAATACGTTATCAATCAGAGATGTTAGAGATGTTCTATCATACGTGTTGATTGCTACAGTAGGCAATTTAATAGTAGAGCCTCCACCTGCAGTTAATGAAGATAATGCTGATTCTAATGCGGCAGCCGCACCAGGACTCAATGAACTTGAAAGTCCTCCAGTGACTGAACCTAATTTATCAATTGCACCTAATGCAGATTTTCCTGCTTTAATTGCTCCACCAATATCAGTTCCTGAGAATGCTTTTGAGGCAACATTTGATAGAGAACTAGTTACGCCTCCTATTCCGTCTGCTATTGCATTGACTGATCCTTTAGCATTGTTAATAACACTTGACCCTAGCTTTTGTCCACCTGGTAAGTTACTTACACCAGATGCAATAGTGCTTGAGATTGTTGCAGTGGCTCCACGTTGAACTTTAGTTGCGGCATTCTGCAATGTATTTGTTTGAGTCAATGATGTAACACTAGAAGAAACACTCCTGACATCTGAGACTGCATTGTTGATAGCTCCTAATGCGCCGCTTGGTGCTTTGTTTGCTATTCCTGCTACTGCTCCAGTTACTGATGATACTGCTCCAGATGCAATACTTGTTGCACTGTTTACTGCACCTGATGCAGTTGTTAATTGACTTGCGACTCCGCCTAATGCTCCGGCTCCAACTGAGGCTGCCAAGTCTCCTGTAATAGAACTTGGGTCTGCTAAGTCTAATGCACTCATACCTGAACTTGCACCTGATACTTTTGCCGCGGCTTCTCCTGCAATTGCAGTTAAGTCTTGTGGTACACCAGCTTTTAGTTTACCAAACGATGCAGTGATCGATTTGAATGATGATGCCGCCGCCCCTATATTTAAATCTAATCCAATACCAGTTCCAGGAAATGCTCCGCCGAGTGTGTTTAGTGCTTTAGTAACTCCACCTACAGCTCCTGATAGTTGTGATGTTACAACTGCTTGTGCACCAGACTTCATTGAATTTAAAACATCTTGTCCTCCGCCAGTGATAGCTCCTGCTATTCCTCCTGAGGTAGATTTGTTAATTATACCGGATACTGTTTTAACATTGTCTCCGAGATTTCCACCTGCACTTTTAGAAGTTAGTACACCTGATACTACACTGCCTAATCCACCTGATGCTTCTTTTCCTGTGATCGCACCTACAGTCTGTAATGCTTTTTGTCCTTTTTGTAATGTTTGTACAACACCCTTTGCTTGTGATGAGGTTGAACCTACATATTGCTCAACTGAACTAACTCCACCTTTACCTGTAAATGCTGAGTTGGGTAATACATTGCTAGGCACTGCTCCTTTAATAGCATTTACTGCGGAGCCTCCTACGTTAGCAGAAACTAAAGTATTCACTAGTGTGTCTGCACCTGGTTTAAGTATTCCGCCTGCAGACATCTGAGATGGTGTCTGTCCAAATTTGCCTAAAGTCAATGATGATGCTGAAGATGCCACACCACTTACTGAGTTTGTTAGTCCGGCTACTGCTCCGCCTACACTATCACCTATGGCTTTAGATGCCACGCCTGCAAGTAATGTTGTTGTAGCATTTTTATCTAATGCACTACTAATAGCACCTACTTCTGAAATGCTAGATGCCGCAGTAGGGCTGACTGGTGGACCAGCGACGCCTAAATCACCGATGTTACTGTTTAAATTAGTTAAACTACCAGACGGTGCTTCGGGTAACGAACCTTCTGCACTAGGATCTACTTGTACATCTGCACCTTGATTAGCATTCATCCATGGCATGTGAGCAGGTGCACGTGAAGTAATACTCGGAATTTTAGCAAGTGCGGCCGCCCAGCCAACTGTCTCATCAAACAATGTATCTGGATGCATAATAATATCTATTGGCTCTACTACTTCTGGAGTTAAACTTGCGGCTCCGTCGTTTAAATGTATTTTTGAACCTTCGTTGAAAATCTCTGCCGCAGATTTAATTCCTACTTGGCCTGTTGCTTCTAATGCTAGTGCGGCGTCTGCTTTTATCTTTAAATTTTGTAGTGTATATAGACTATAGTCTTCTCCTACTCGTTGACTAAATGCTTTGTCTGCATTGAGAGTAGTATTTTCTGATGAGTTGATGTTTACATTTTTACCACTTAAGTTAAGTGTCTCATCTGCATGTAAGTTAAGATCACCTTGTGTACGTACATTAACTGAGTTAGTAGCAAAGATATCAACTGTGCCTTCTTTACCTAATTCAATATATGTTTGTCCATTTGAATGCAAGATAGATAACATCTGTCCGTCATCACTCATTAGTATTTGATGTCCTAATGCAGTACGCAATCTGATTAACTGATCTCTACCGATGATATCTCCGTCATCCATAACAAGTGAGTGTCCGCCACGTCTTGTTACGACTCTATAATTTTCTGGAGCTAAGTCTAATTTACTTGCAATATCTTCATCAGTTAATCCGCCTTGATACACAGGACGACCCGGAGTGCTTACACCCCAACCTACTCTACTTGATGCTTCTCTTGTTGCACTTGTACTGATAGGACCTCTGTACTTGTCTCTGAGGATGCCCTGCTGTTGCATAATAGATGCAGTATAACTATGTACGGGTTTAGCATCTGTAAGATAACTTGTACTATCTGCAATGTCCGGGTTATTAACATTAATGTTTGTTGTTGGAAGTCTAGGGGCTCCTGCATATGAAGATGCTTCACCTTCATTAAGAGTTACATTGTCTGAAGAACCTACAGCAGGTATCATTGATAGTGTTTCTGCTTTAGGTGCAGATCCTATATAGAATCCATAATTAGGATCACCATTAACAAATATACAGATGACTTGAGTTAATTTATCCGGTGGTGCGTTCCATTGGCCATATGAACTTGGATTGGCTGTATATTCTCCAAAATCATCAGGTCCGCCGATAGCCTCAGTGTTACCAAAGAAAGTGGCAAGTCTGCTTACGTAAACCCAATTGTCTTGGTTGTAAGCGTTTTTGTCTAAGTTTTCTGATAGGTAAACTGCGATTCTACCTTGATGTGTAGGGTCAACTGTACTCATTACCGTTGCAATAACCGGTACTTCAATAACAGATGCTACTCCAGCACCAGGCAGATTTTTCTTTAGTTTGCCTCTAGGCTTAAAAACATCTTTACTCATTATTATCCTTTGTCATCGTCTGGGTCTGACTGAAATAGTCCACCAAAGAAGTCTCCTACTTTTCCGAAGCTGCCTTCACCGTCTGATCCACCTCCAGTAAAGAATTTAGCGTCTTCTGTTGTCTCTGATTTTTTCTCGTTTTCACCTATTACTATTGGTGTTTCACCTTCTGCATTAGTATCTTCCTTTCTAGGATCACTATCTTTATCTACATTTTCATCTGGGAACGTGTTTATCACACAAGATAAATCTTGTATAAATTTCCCTTCTGAAAATGTGCTGGTAATAGTTATTAATTTATAACTCACGCCAACAATCGTGTCTGCTATCCATGCAGGGTATTTAAAAAACGCTATTGAATCATTGATGTTCAGAGTACCTGTTGTATCATCATAGTCTATTGCTTCTTTAAAGTCAATTTCAATAAAAACTTGTCCACCATTAGAACTTACTCTAAAACCGTCGTTGCCGTAAAATCTTTGATAGACATCATCAGGTCCACCTCTATGTTCTTGTATGAGAAAGTCTGGGTCACCCATTAATTTAATCTTTGCTGTTGCATATGAATCAGGTGAATATAAACTTGTAACATATTGATTCTGTGATGCTTTTCCGCCACCTAAACTATTTAATCTAGGAGCTCCTGATGGGTTTTGATTTGGTGCTATAGGTGTCTGTTGACTACCACCAGTGCCTACGCCATCTTCATTTAAGTTGGTATTACCTAATACTTCATTATAGAATAAGTTATCTAACTGTTGTTGATAGGATAAGATTTCTCTGTTTTCACCAGTCCACCAGTATTCATATCTTTTGTGAGGTCCGTAGTAATCCACGCCAGCGTTTGTAGCAATAGAAGTAATTACAGGAGTTTCATATTTTTCTATTCTAAACGTTGTCACATATGCCCAATCTGCAAGAATTGAATCCCATTTAGCACCAGAGATAACAGGGGTTACTTTATACCATGAAACTCTTGTATCACTGTTTGGGTCAACACTTTCTTGTTCTTTAGTTTCTAAATTAGGTTTTGCTTTGCTTTTATAGATAACTTGCATCGCATCATATATGTATGAACTGCCCTTAAGAATTTCATCAAAAATTTCTATGTATGTCGTATCTGCAGGGAAAGATATCTTACGTTTTGCATCATCTGGAACTGCTTTTGCACTTTCTGCATCAGTTGCTTCTAATGTACTGTTTATGTCATCAACATACCATTTACTTTTATCAGTATCAGTAGGTAAAACAAGATTTGCTTTTTCAATTGCTTCAACACCGTCACCTATATATTCTACCTTAAACTCATTTGCAAATTCTCTTACGCCATTTTCAACGCACCACTGTTCAAATGTGTTTAACTGTGTAAACAGACCATTTTCACCTTGTATTGCTTCATCAAACGTTCCTCCTCCTACTGTTTTAGTAGTGAAGATTCTTCCTCTTTTTGTTCCAAATGCTTTGCCAGGAGATAGAGCAACTCCTTGTAGTTTATATGTTGTGGCTCCACCATCAATTGTAAATTTGACTCCTGTAATACTAATATCATAGTACACTTGAAACAATGAATTACCTGATGCATTAGGATCAATTGGTCCACCTTCAAATTCTATATTACCGTCTGCTAGTTCACCTTGGCCGTCATAGCCTAAAAATTTCACACCCAATACAAAAAATTGTCTACTTGGGTTATTAATGCTTCCTTCACCTGAATAACCAGAGTCTTGTGAATATTGTTGTAAATCATCACTGGCTTGTTTTAACTTTGTATTAAATGAAAAACCATAAGGTTCTATAATGTCAAACTTTACTGAGTATACATTTGTAGATGACTGAGTTGCTTCTCCGGATACTGCTTGTTCTAATTTAAGATTGTCTATATAAAAATCCCAATCAAAGCCCGGTGCTCTTTGTGATGTATTGTTATTGATTCCACCTGATTGAGCAATAAGATATGCTCCGGCACCACCTGTTTCCCCTGTTGCGGATGACAGTGTGTTGATATCTCTTCTACCGCCCGCATTAAATGCATCATATGCATCTGGGGTAATCATATACAAACTAAGTTGATATGTATAAGATGACAATGCACCTAATGGATTTTTTAAACGTCTGCCTGGAGCATCTGTATTTGCAGTGTTTGCATTTGATTGTGCGTTGCCATCTCCGGCATTATTAGCACTGTTTTTTGATTCAGTCCCTTGAGTCTTTTTTAACTGAGATTCTTGTGCCGCATTAGGAGGAGATCCAAGATTACTTCCTGCTCCAGTGGTTTGGTCGTCTTTTACTTGATTTTCATCGATTGGCATTAGATACCTAGCACACGTTTAAGAGTATCCATTCTAGGAACAAATATATTAACACCTGTTTTAAAATTAAAGTATGGATC